AGAAGGTAATTGGGAAGACGATACCTTTGGATATGAGAGTTATGGTAGAGGTGAGACGCAATACTTTGGAAGAAGTAGAGATAAAGTAACTCTTAATTCTGGATGGATGAGAGACTATGAAAATTTACAAATAAAAGATTTATTAGAATCAACATCTGTATACCTTCAAACACCAGAGGGTGACCTTGTAGGGTGTATTGTAGAACAAAACGCATTAGAATTAAAGAAGAATAACAATGATATGATATACAACTATACGTTCAATGTTAGAATATCTTACAATGAAGTTAGATTTTAAGATAAACAGAAATAACCAAAATATATTTAATATAAAAGAATTATGGCATTAGAAGAGAATTGGAAAGAGTTTTTTGAAGACATCAGTTTAGATAATGATGGTAATGTAAATATTGTCATTGTACCAAGAGTCCCACCAGTAGTAGATGGTGTGTCTCAATATAACGTTGGTAAATCAATCAACCTAACGCCAGAAGGATATCTTATAGTATATCAAGCTAATTAAAATTACAAAATAAAAAAAATATAAATATGAGTGCTAACGTAAACAATCAATACGATTTTTTCAAAATAGTTAACCTTGATAATGATGGAAATCTAGGGGTTAACGTAATAGGTGGTGGTGGTTCACCAACTGGTTCTACATCAGAAGTAACTAGTTTCACCTATTCTTACGCTGACAATTCACTAAACTTATCACAGACTGGAGCAGCTATAGCTAACTTCGAAGCGATAATAAACCCAATGTCAGCTCTTACTGTTAACAATTTAACAAGTACAAACACATTACAAGTAACAAATGGAGCGACAGATGGATACGTTCTTACCTCAGACGCTACAGGATTAGCTTCTTGGCAAGCACCATCTGGTGAGATATCTTCTTTTACTTATAGTCCAACTAATAACACATTTACTATCACTTCAAATGGTGATACGTTTGACGCTTCTATAAACGAAGTATCTGGATTGACTGTTACTAATGATTTAGTTGTCAATGGTGGTTTTCAATTAACAACATCACCTACTACTAATTATGTATTAACTTCTGACGCATCAGGTAACGGTACTTGGCAACCAGGTGGAGGAGCTGATACAGGAGCAGCAGCAGGTCCTACTGACTTTAGAGGAATAGGATTCGCTTCTAACCCTACCGCTTTTCCAGCATACGATTATACATTTAGATTAACAAAACCTCAATTATCTTACTCTAACTCTCAAACAAGTACATTCTTGGGTAGTTCATTATGGTTATCAATAATGTACGCTACACCAGGTTCAACGATTGATGAGATAGTATTTAAACTGACTGCTACTATGGCAGCGGGTACAGGTACAGCAGAGTTAAGACCAGTTATTTATAGAGCTGAAACAGATGCTAATGGTAGAATCGTACCAGGAGATTTAGAATTGGATAGTGGTACTTCAGTATCAACTTCAACTACAGGTCTTAAGATAGTATCTGGAATAGGTCATACTTTATCAAATAACACAGTAGGTAATACGTGGTGGATTGGTCTTAGAAACTATTCTAGTAACTCTCACCAAGTTAACTGTTATAAGAATACTGATGATACTTGTTGGCATATAGACCCAATATCTTGGGGTTCATCAACTATCATTTATAGAGATTATAGTTACAAATGGGACTTAGCACCTACTGACCCACTACCAACTTCATTATCAGGTGTAGCACACTCTACATCAGGATTCCTAAATAACTTCTCAGTTATATTTGGATTAGGAGCATAACAATAAAAATATAAATAAAAAGATATGGAACCAAATCACGTAATAGAAAAATATGTAAATGGAGTATTAGTAGAAACTACTCCACTACCAGAAGAACAAACAACAGATGAATTAATCGCGGCTAAAGAAGCTGAACTATTGAAAATGTATCAAGATTTAGAAGATTTGAAAGCATCACAATCATAGGATTTAGATTAATATGAATATTTAGAGAACCCCTACTATTACAGTGGGGGTTTTTTAGTTTAAAAACAGTAGTAAGAATTCCATATTTATAATAAACTACATAGATGAATAAATATACAATCACAGCAGAAGGAAAACCCTTAGATACATTTGACGATTTTGGTATTAGCTTAAACTATCAAATAGAGGATATTCTAGATGTTACAAAGAGAAAGACAAATTTCTCAAAGACAATTGAGTTACCAGGTACGCCTAATAACAATCTATTCTTTGAACAGATATTTGATGTTAACGTAGATAGTACCAATTTCAATCCAAATATTAGTATACCAGCAAACATTAGAATTGGTGATAATGAAATCTTAAATGGTAGACTACAACTACTCAATATCATAATTGATAATAAAGATATCAGATATGAGGTTATTGTAGCAGGTAGTTTGAGAGATATTATGAGTACATTCCAAGATTACTATTTATCAGATTTGGAGTTTTCAAAATATAACCATACTAGAGATAGAGAAACAATCATCAAGAGTTGGGATTATATACAGCAGGTTTACGGTATACCGACACAACTAGAGTCAGGTGAGGGTTATGTATACCCTTACATTGTAAACGGTCAGTCAGACGATATTTTAAATAAGTGGTATATATATGATGCTCAACCAGCAGTCTATGTAAAAACGCTTATGGATGAACTATTTAGATTCTCTGATTATACATACACTTCTAATTTCTTTGAATCAGACTATTTTAAGAAACTAATTATACCTTACAATGAGGGTACGCTTCAGATACCAGAAGAGACACAAAACCAAAGATTTGTAAATGTGGGTGTAGATGGTTCACAACCTGAATATAACTTAGGCCCTACTACTGGATATAAGTCTATTTTTGGAGGACAACAAATTAGATATGAAGACCCTTGGAAATATAACTCTGATTCATTCTATTTCTTTCCTTTAGATAGAGAGAGTGGACAAGTTGGTGATGTAGTATTCCAAGATAACGATAACCTTTGGAATGAGTTCTTTTATGTAACCCAAGACCAAGGGTATTATAATATCACATTTAACGGACAATTATTTGCTAAGTGGGAATCTGATTTTTCTTTATTTGATATCAAATGGAGAGGTACTGGTCGATTAGAGTATATCTACTACTTAGAGAAAGTAAGTCCAGATGGTTCATCAGTTATAATAGACCAACCAATAGGTGATGGTCAATATCCAACACAATATTATGTACCTTCAGATGAGGTATATCACGCAAGTCCTTGGTATGATACTGGAGCACCAATGACATTCGGTTTAAACGCAGAGAATGTATGGTTAGAAGCTGGTGATAGAATCAGAATTAGATTCGGTACTAGATGGCCTTCAGCTCTTCAATTTCAATTAGACAATGGAGGTTCACCAAATGACTCAGATGATATTGGTCTTAGAATGGTTTTAAAAGAATCTTTCGATGTAACCCCCACAGCGTTAGAGATATCCACTTCAACCTCACAATCTTACGGTAATGAGGAAATATTTATGAATTCAATAGTTCCTAAAATCAAACTTAAGGACTTCTTTTTAAATATAATCAAACAATTCAACCTAGTAGTTTCAGATAATCCTAATAAAATAAACGATTTGATTATAGAACCTAGGGACAATTACTTCGCTTCTAGTCAGAGAGTACTAGATTGGACACCTAAATTGGATAATGATGGTGATGTAACGATTACACCTATGTCTGATTTAGATGCTAATACCTTCGTTTACAAGTATAAGAAAGACGAAGACTACTTCAATGAGACTTATTTCCAAGAGACTAGTAGAGAATACGGAGAATATACCGTACAAATTATAAATGACTTCTCTAAAGAGATACAAAAGAATGAGTTAATCTTCTCACCAACACCAGATGCTAGTATAGGAATCCAAGATAGGGTAGCTCCTTACTTTGTAGATTGGCCTAATAACGTAATAGAACCTAGAAAGGTCAATTTTAGAATCTTATTCTACGATGGATTATTGGATTGTGAGACATTTGAATTAAGAGATGATGAGTTTAACGATGAAAATGTAACTACGCTTACACAATATCCTTACTGTGGTATGTGGGATAACCCATATTCACCAACAGAAGACCTAGGATTTGGTAGAACAGATAAAATCTATTGGGAGACTTCTATCTATCCTGTGAACAACTTGTTCGAGAGGTTCCATAAAAAGACGTTAGAGAGTATTATAGACCCTAATTCAAGACTTTTAGAAGGACTCTTTTTCTTAACTCCTAAAGATATAGCTAATTTTGACTTTAGAGATATGATATTTTTGAATGGAGCGTACTGGAGAGTCAATAAAATATCTGACTATAACCCAGTTGGTAGTGATAGTTTAACAAAGGTAGAACTATATAAGATAAATACAATCGATAATAAACCTACTGACCAGTTACCTATTCCAATAGCTAACCAATTATGTCCAACAGACTTACAAGTAATCCAACAGTTGAACGCTTCGTTTGTTATATCAGCGAGTGGTCAAGAGATTACAGAGGACTGTTGTGAATCATTAGGTGGTAAATATAGTAATGGTTTATGTAAGGTATTACCTATAGGACCAATTATAGACCCAGTAGACCCATCTCTTCCAGCAGGTAGTAGTAAGTGGCCTACAACATCAATTGGTGTAATACCAGTATCTAACGCTACAGGACCTTTAGCTAAACAAAAGAATAATAACTCTTATAATATAGCTGGTACTCAAATCATTGGTAAAAGAAACTATCTAACTAGATTAGGTGATGGTAGAGCAATGGTAGTAGGTGATGATAACTCAGTCATTAGTAGAAATACGCTGATTATTGGTAATGGTATTACAGCTAACCAAGACAATACATTATATATCGGTAATGTCCTTATTGATGAGAATGGTGAGATACATAATAACAAAGTAAGTATAATTGATGCAGGTGAGGATGAAGTTCTACCAGTCTCAAAAACAAACTTAATAGATATAGTTGATGGTACTGTGGATAGTGTAAGAAACTTCGGAGGAGACCAAACCACAAGACCAATCATCTATAATGACGATTCTGGACAGACTATAAGTTAGAAACAGAAAGTCATAAATAATATTTTAAATAAAGAAAATATGTCAGATAAAATAGAATATTCGAGATTATTACAGAAGAGAAGCACTGTAGCAGGTGTCATCCCAACTGTAACATCAGCGACAACACTTAACGAATTCACTACAACAGATATCTTTGAAGGAGAGATTATGGTTAACACAACTGACCAAAAGGCTTTTATTAGGTTAGGTAATGAGATTAAAGAATTTGATTTGTACCCACAAGGTACTGAGGATTATGATTTCTGTAGTACAGGTATTCAAACCTCAACCATTAGTGCTTGTACAACTACAATAGATATTGGTAAGACGGGTACTACGAGTCTAGATACGGTCCGTATAAACGCTAATACAGGTTTAGAGACTAGAACTATCTCTTTTGATAGTGGAGCGTCTGTATGGGAATTTGTAGAATTGGAAATAGGTACTTGGAATATGCAGACAACCGCTACGTTATCGGTAGCACACGGTTTATCAGCTACAGAGTGGAAGACCGTTAGAAACTATCAAGCTATTGTTAGAAATGATGCTGATACACAATACTATGGACTCTATACTCAAATAGGTTCTCAAGGTGTATCTTACTTTGACTCTGTAAACTTTAATTTAGAGAGAGACACCGGTGGTGAGTTTGATAATCCAAGCTTCAACAATGGTGTGAATAGAGGGTGGATATCTTATTGGTATCAACCAGACCCAATAATATAAGAAATTAAAAAACCAATCATATGGCTAAAACAGCTCAAATTACTATATCGGTAAATACTAAATCAGCTATCAAAAGTATAGCTGACTTAAATAATGAAATCGGAGAGAGTGTAGTAACAGTTAATGACCTTAGAATGACGGTAGACTCTTTACAACAAGAGTTAGAATCGACAGAGGTAGGTAGTGAAAGATTTAAGGAACTTAAACAGGCCTTAATAGAAACCAATACACAGTTAAAAAACTACGAACTCTCAATTGAAGCATTGGATTCAGAACAAGTAGCATCAGAACTTAAATCTGTTGCTGGTGGATTTATGGATATGGCTGCTGGTATGGTCTTAATCGGAGCTAGTGGTCAGAAGATGGAAGAACTAGTCCAAACCTTCGCTCAGTTAGAGGGAGCTACTAAGATAGTAACTGGAGGTATGGAAGCATTCGCTTCATTCCAAAAACTACAAAACAATATAACCACCAAAGCTATAGCACTACAAGAGTCATTAGCAGCAGCGACAATGAAGAGTGGTGTATCTGGTAAGATAGCCTCAGTTGGTTTAGGAATCTTAAATACGGTAATGAACGCTAACCCAGTATTCTTATTGGTAACTGGTCTAGCAGCATTAACAGCAGGTCTAGCGTACTTCTTCTTAAGTACAAATGAAGCGGCGGAAGCACAAGCACGTTTCAATCAAACAATGGAAGAGGGTAATAGACTTAGAGAAACAGCACAGAACATTAGGTCTACCAATCTCAAAATACAACAGAATGAACTATCTGGAGCTAAGGAAGTACTCAACGCAGAGATTAAACTATTGGAATCTAAGACAAAACTAAATGACGCAGAAAAAGAGTTGTTAGAGACTAAGAGAACAGCATTACAAGAACTAGAAGCAGAAGAGTTACAAATCATTACAGATGAGTCTGTAAAACAAGCTAAAGAAAACGCTAGAATAATCAATGACCAATTCCATAGTATACGTTTATCTATACGAGCTACTGATGAAGAAGATGCTGGAGGTGATAATATAGCAGCGGGTTATGATAGTCTACTAACAAAATTACAAGGTGTACAAACATCATTTAACAATATTGAGAGAGCATTCACAACTGGACAGATTACCGCTGAAGAATATAAAACAGGATTAGACCAAATACAAACATCAGCTACTTTACTAACCAATACTCTAGGTAGAGCTATGACAGAGATGGGAGCGGATAGTGATGAGGGTGAGTTATTTCAAGGAGCTGTTGATAGTGGAGATGAGTTAGTAAAAGTAATTAGAGACGCTAGTTCTAACGCAACTGATTTGGTTAATACACTACAAGATACAAGGACAGCACAAGAATTAGCTAAGATAGAAACTGAAACAGAGAAAATAGCTAAAGCAGAGAAGGAAGCTAAAGAGAGAGAAGAAGCACGTAAGAAAGCGATGGAAAGACGTAAGAAGTTATTGGAGGATATCAATTCAATAATGAACAGAGAGAAAGCTGCGTTGAGAGAGATAGCTAAAGTAAGAACCCAATTGATAGATGATGAGTTCGACAAACAAACAGAATTAGCTAATATGGCATATGGTACTGAAAGAGACAAACTAATTGATGGGGCTATCGCAAGAGAAGAAGCTAAGTTAGGAGAGAAGTTTGTTAAAGGTCTCTTAAGTGAGAAAAAGTATAGAGAAGCGATAGCTGAGGTTGAAGAAAATGGAGCTGATTATCTATTGGATGTAGAGAAACAACTACTAGATGAGAAGAAGAAATTAAGAGATAAAGAAGTACAAGACATAGAAGACTCTAGAGAACTTGAGAGACTATCTCAGTTAAGACTTTTACAAGATGTAGATGTTATCAATCAAGAACGTCTTAAAAGGTCCTTAGAAATGAAAAAAGAAGAAGCTATATTTGTAGCTGAACAAACTATCAAGGATGAAAAAGAACTACAAGAAAGACTTTTACAAATAAACAAACAATACCAAGACAGAGAAATCTCTTTGGTTAGGTCTATGGAAAAGGAGAAACTAGACTCAAGAAAGGCACAGTATAGACAAGATATTCAAAATAAAGAACTGACTGACGCTGAAAAGTTAGAGTTAGAGGTACAATATAATAAGGATGTAGTAGATATTACCGCTGACGCACAATCAGAGGTTAAGGCTATCCTAGAGGGTACTGTAGAAGAAGTAAAAGATTATACCTTCCAATTAACAGACGGACAACAATTGATATTTGACTCAGTAGTAGCTGGTATACAACAATCTATGGAGATTATCAACCAAGCATTACAAGAGTCAGCTGATAGAGCTACTGAAAGAAGGGAAAGAGAATACGAAAGAGAACAAGAAGGTCTGAACGCATTACTAGCTAACAAGACTATTTCTCAAGAAGCGTTTGACCAAAAGTCAGCACAACTTGAACAAAAGAAACAACAAGAAGAAACCGCAGCTAAACGTAGACAGTTTAGAATAAACAAAGCTAACGATATCACCAACGCAGTAATCAGTACAGCACAAGCAGTCTTACAAGGTTTAGCAGCAGCTCCACCTCCAGTAGGTCCTATCTTGGCTAGTATAAACGGAGCATTGGGAGCAGCACAAATAGGTGTGATATCAGCACAGAAATTTAGAGCAGCTAGAGGTGGTGTTGTACCAGGTTCTCCTAGTGGGGTTGATTCAGTAGATGCTTTACTCGCTCCAGGTGAGATGGTTATCAATTCTAATTCAAGTTCTATGTTTGGTAGTTTATTATCAGAAATAAACCAAGCTGGTGGAGGAATACCATTAGCACCACAATCTCAATCTGTATCTCCTACATTCCAATCCAATGACAAACAATCAGTCGTTAGAGCATATGTAGTTGAGTCAGAAGTAACAGATGTACAGAAGAAAGTAAGTAGGATTGAGAGGAGTTCTGAGTTTTAGTGAACATAAGTACAAAAATAATATTTAATAGTAGAAAATACGTAATATGGAAAAGAAAAATTTACCCACAGTTTATTTAGAGATAGATATAGAAGATATGGAATCAGGAGTATCAGCTATTTCATTCGTAGATAGACCCGCTACAGAAATAGAATGGATGACATTCTCCCAAAGTAAACCAGAAGTTTTTGAAAAGAAAGACGTAGAAAGGATAATTACAGGACCTGTAATGGTAACAGAGACACCAATATACAGATATAGTCCAGTAGTAGGCCCTTACTTTGTTAAATTTAGTAAGAAAACTGTTTTTGATATGATGAAGAAATATTTCAAAGAGAATAAAATTCATCAAATTAATGAAAATCACGATAGTAAGAAAAAAGTTGATGGAGTTTATATGGTAGAATCATTCATTATAAACGAAAGAACTCGTTCTGAAGCTTTCAAGGACTTACCCGATGGAACTTGGATGGCTTCTTTCTTCGTGGAAAACGAGAAGTATTGGGATGAAGTAGTGATGGAAGGTGGATTTACAGGATTTTCTTTAGAAGGTATGTTCTCAGAACGTATGGAAGACGAACTTGTTGAAGAGGTATACTCTAAAATTGAAAATATTCTTGAACACCCAAGTGATGACTATATTTTTGAAGAGCTAAAAAATCTTTTAAAAATCAAATAATGAAAACATATATGAGTGGTATCATAGCATCTCTATTTGTGTTTATTACACCTGTAATACCATTGATATGGCTGGTATTACTTTTTGTAATCTCCGATACTGCTTTAGGTGTCTGGGCGTCCTATAAGGAAAACAAACAAATAGAGAGTAGAAAACTAGCGAGAGTCATATCTAAGATTACAATTTATTGTGCAATGATTATGATGGTCTATAGTTTGGATGTATTGGTATTGTACACTTGGATAGATGATAAGATGTTGGTTACTAAGATAGGAGCAGGTGTACTTTGTTTTGTAGAAGGGTTCTCAATGGATGAAAACATCAGACGATTCAATAACGATAAAGGGGTTGTATTTTACGTAGAGAGACTATTTAAAGTCGTCAAAGGGGTAAAGGTCAAATACAACGAATTAGTTAACGGTAAGGACTAGAATCCACACCATTGTAAACAACAATAACAAATATATATTTATAATAAAAAACAAAATGAGTGATAAAAGAAATATAATTAATACTATCAGAGGTCTATTCCAAGAAGAGACTAAAGATATTGCTAAATTCGTTGATGTTAAAACAGAAGACGGTAGAATATTAAGAGTAACTGATATGGTCGTAGGAGCTGAAGTTACTGAAATCACCGAAGATGGTGAAGTAGCTGTCGAAGACGGAATCTTTGAATTAGAAGGTGGAGTTATTGTTCAAGTTGAAGAAGGTAAGATTTCTGAAATTGAAAGAGTAGACGAAGAAGCTGAAGAAGAGAACAAAGAGGAAGAAAAAGAAGAAGTTGAAGCTGACAAACACAATGATGAGGAAGTCAAAGAAGAGATGGACAAATCAGAAGTACTTGAAGGTGAAGAAATAGAAGAAAAGGTTGAGGAGAAAGTTGAAGAAGAAGTATTCAATATGGACTTAGTCTTAGAAGACGGAACTAAAATTCACGTTGTATGTCAAACAGAAAATTATCTTACACCTGGTGATGAGGTAATGGTTGTATCTGAAGAAGGAGAACACACTCCAGCTCCAGAAGGAGAACATACTTTAGAAGACGGTAGAGTTATCGTTGTAGACGGTGAAGGTAAATTAGTAGAAGTTAAAGAAAAAGAAGTAGAAGAGGAAGTAGTTGAAGAAGAAGCTAAGGAAGAAGAAAAGGTTGAAGAAGATATGGAAGTAGAAACTCCTAAAGTAACTAACCAATTAAAAGACCTTATTTCTCAAATCAAAGACTTGAAATCTTCATTCGATTCTTTAAAAGAAGAAAACGAAGCGTTGAAAGAGAGATTCAACAAGTTCGCGTCAGAGCCATCTGAAGAACCAATACAAAGTAAAAAATCATTCTCATCGGTTACGAGAGAAGACAAATTAAAATTCTTTAGTAAAAGAAAATAATAATAACAATATAATTAAAAAAATTAAATTATGAGTTTAAACGTATCAGCTTTATCAACTTACACAGACGAGTTGAAAATGGAGCTTATCAAGAAATCAGTTCTAGAAGGTAGAACTACTCAATTAATTACTGTTCAACCAGACATCAAGTCAGCAGCGAGCATTAACATAATTGATTCAACGTTAGAACTTCAAGCAGGTGCTTGTGGTTGGAACGATGCTGGAACTACAGCATTATCTCAAAGAGATATCGCAGTATGTCCTATCAAGGTTAATGAATCTATTTGTTTAGATACATTAGAATCTTATTACACACAAAAAATGATGCAACCTGGTTCTTACAACGAGGAGATTCCTTTTGAACAAATGTTCGCTGAAGAGAAAGCTGGAAAGATTTCAGCTGTTATCGATGATATCATTTGGAAAGGGTCTGTTACTGGTGGTACTGGTAACTTAGCATTATGTAATGGTTTTATCGAATTAGCTGGTGGTTCATCAGTAGTAGACGGTAACACTTCATCAGCAACAGCAATTGACGCATCAAACGTTATCGATTTAGTTGACGATATGGTTACAGCTCTTCCAGCTGACATCATTGACGCTGACGATTTACATTTATTCGTTGGTTATGATACTTACAGATTGTATTCTAAGGCACTTAGAGACGCTAACTTGTTCCACTACACTGGAGCTGAAGACCAAGGTCAAGAGTTTTCTCAAATGGTTCCTGGTACTAACGTAAGAGTTATCGCTGTAAGAGGTCTTAACGGTACTAACAAAATGATGTTATCAAGAGCAGCTAACTTGTACTTCGGTACAGATTTGTTATCTGACGCAGAAGAATTCAGAATTTTTTATTCTGAGGACAACGATGAAGTAAGATTCAGAGCTAAATGGAAAATGGGTGTTCAATTCGCGTTTCCAGAATTTGTAGTATACTTCTCACTTTAATAAGTAGAACTTAAAGAAACAATTAAGGGGAGTGTCGTCTCCCCTTTAATAAAAAAATAACTGACAATAATAAATAACATAAAAAAATAGAAATTATGGCATTTGATTGTATTTTAGATAATGGTTATGTTTTAGACTGTAACTCCGTTGGTGGAGTTGAGAAAGTATGGTTAGGTACTTGGGACGGTGATACTACTTACACGTTTGACACGGATAACGTAGTTGATTCAGCTACCTCAGCTAACACAGTATACAACTTCGAACAAGATATCGAGTTCGCAGGGCTAGAGCAAGCAGGTCAATTCTCAAGAGAGAATGGAACAGTTTTTTATGAGTCTAACTTATCTTTAAAGTTCACGAACTTAGATAAAGACCTTAGAAACACATTAGTAGCAATTGGTAGAGCACCAATCTACGCAGTAGTTAAATCCAACGCGGGCGAATATTACATCTTAGGTGTTGAGTCAGCAGGCCGAGCTACAGAAGGAGTTGCGTCTTTAGGCGTGGCGCTCGGAGATATGAATGGTGCCACTCTGACTATCCAATGGAAGTCAGCTAGTGGAGCTTATTTAATTGACCCGACGGTATTAGGCACTGATATCGTAATAGGATAATATATGTAATCTCAAAACGGTTCGCAAGAACCATACTACATAAATAGTTTTTCCAAAGATGAAGAGGAGTCATTCGACTCCTCTTTGTCATTTATGGTATTTGGTGATATTGTTCTTTAGCTTTGAGATAGGCTTCTCTAGCTTCTTCTTCGGTATGGTACATACCTAGGTATATTCGTTTACCATCAACAGTTATTCTTGATTGGTATTTTTGATGTTGGG